GCATCCTCGGCGACCAGATGACGGCACACGGAGTGGCTGGCCACTTCACCTGCACCGAGGCGGAGGAGCTGGCCCGCACGCTCGCCAAGACCGGCCACAAGCGGGCCGCGATGACCTTCCTGGAGGGGCACGCCTACGGCGACGACGACCCCGACGACCTGCACGCAGACATCGACGACTACGAGGCGTGGGTCCTGGAGCTGGCAGGCCAGCCCGTCCCGACGCTGATCGAGGGACCCAAGGTGGTGACCGAGGGCACGGTCGACAAGCAGGAGCTGGAGGTCGTGACGACCGAGGAACTGATCGACCTGCTCAACCTGAACTGACCCAAGGCGAAACCTCCTGAAGGGAGGTCCGGGGTGGGTGGCATCCCCCCGCTGATGAGCCTGCCGAACCAAGAGGAGAACCACAGTGACCCCCAAGTTCCGCACCCATGACCTGAACGTCCGCGACTCGAAGCGCACGGACAAGGCAACCACCCTGGCTCGTAAGGCAGTTCGTCAGAACAAGTACGAGGCCAGTGAAGCCGTCGTCCGCATCGCCGTCCACGCCTGACCGAGGAGACACGACCGTGCCCAGCATCGAAGAGATCAGCAAGTACGTCACCGACAAGCACGCCCAGGGCATCATCGACACCGCGGCCGGGGGAGGGATCACCTACTGGGCGACGGAGCCGACCGCGGAGGAGTTCGCCGGCCTGCCCGAGGGCAAGACGTGGACGATCACCGAGGGCACCGCGCCGCACCCGATCTTCGCCTTCGATGATGTGCGTGAGGTCGAGGGAGTCCACTACCTGAGCGCCGACGACATCCGCGAGGCGTACGCCAAGCTGCTCGACATCGACCAGACGTACGTGAACCGGGAGTACCACGGCTACGTCATCGAGTCGTGGATGGACCGGGACGACAAGCAGGGCATCGACGCCGGGCACATCGACGCGGGCACGGCGGACGTGATCGTCCAGCTCGCCGCGCTGGGGGAGATCCGCTACGGCTGAGGGTAGTGTGCAACCTGCGCGACTGTGATACTGTAACCACATCAAGGCGAAACCACCGGGAGGTGGTCGGGCGGGGAGGATCCCCGTTCCTGAAGAGCCAACCTTTGTGGAGCGAGACCGATGGACATCATCGAGAAGATCAACCACTACGACCCGCCGACTCTGGCCCGCCTCGCCCAGTGCGCCGAGCCTGACTCGCGAGTGAGTGAGGGCGCCGACTTTCTCGCCCTCGTGCGGGACAAGGTGGTCGACCTGGTCCAGGAGTACGGGGAGGTGAGCACCCCCTACCGCGAGGCCATCCAGGACGCCGCCGCCGACATCGGTAGCGAGGCCGAGCCCAGCGTGAAGTGGCGCCGGTTCGTGGACCTGAGTGCCTACAAGGAGAACGTCACCGAGTTCGGACGGCCCAGCCCGGACACCCCCGAAGGACACGCCGACCTGGCCCTGTTCTTCATCGGGTTCCGCCTGGCCAGTGCACTGATCACCGAGATTGAGAAGGGCTGACCCATGGGGCGCATGAAGGACATCGCCATCGACCTGATGAGCTTCGAGTCGGACGAGCTGGAGATCGACGAGATCGTGGAGCTCTTCGCCTTCCTGATCCGCAGCGGTCTGGTGTGGACGTTGCAGGGGTGGTACGGCCGAGCCGCACTGGACCTGATCGACGCCGGGATCATCAGCTCCGAGGGCGAGATCCTGAGCGAGCAGGTGCCCGCATGAGTGACCTGCCCCGCCAGCTCAGTGCGCGAGTCGACGAGGAACTCGCCCGCCACATCCAGACGCTCGCCCCCACGGGCCTGAGCTACAGCGAGATCATCAAGCGGGCGGTCGCCCAGTTCGCCCTGACGTACCAAGTAGCCGTGGACAACGGCGTCGCCCGACCGCACGAGATCCCCAGGCTGACGGCCTTCAAGTTCGAGCTCCCTCCCCTCTGGCAGCCGCCGAGAACCGGAGCGATCACCCTTCCCCCGCTGAACCTGACCAAGGAGAACTGACCATGAAGCTCACGAAGATCGTCGCCACCCTCGCCCTCGCGGCCGGGTTCCTGCTCGGCAGTGCGACCTCGACCGCGGCCGGCCCGGTGAGGGTCGAGTCGGTGGCCGCCACCGTGACCACCCTCCCGGCGAAGGTGTGCGCCGACGACCACGACGACCGCAACTGCTACTGGGACGGCGCCGGTCCGGCGTACATCGTCGACCGTGCGGGCAAGGTGACGTACCTCAACCCCAAGCTGAACGACCCGGCCAAGCGCAAGGCGTGGACGCTGAAGAACAAGGCCGCGCACCGCGAGTACTGGGGCACCGTGTGGGGGCACCGCCTGTGCTGGGCGAAGGTCGGGGACACCTCGTACATCTACTGCTTCGACGGGCACCGCGAGACCTCGTGACCCGAGTGCAAGTGTGACATGCCGAAACCTCCTGAAGGGAGGTCGGGGTGGGGCGGCGCCCACCTCCTGATGATGGCAGCCATGACGAGAGGGGCATCACCGTGAACGAGAAGCGCAGCCGACTCGGCAAGAACGAGGTCTCCGGCCTGGGCAAGCTGTACCTGCACGGAGGGGAGGGCCTGAAGCGTGACGACCTGGGCCTGACCAACGCCGAGTACTCCGTCTTCGCGAAGCTGGCCTGGTTCGGCCTGGCCAGGCGCGAGCAGGAGCAGAGGTGGACGATCACCGACCTGGGTATCGCGTTCATCGAAGGCAGGGCCCGCGTCCAGGCGGTCGCCCTCACCGTGGCCCGTGAGTTCGCCGGCCTCACTGGTGAGCTCATCAAGGCGAGCGACGTGAACGACGCCTTCTACTTCGAGGCGGCTTGAGATGACCGACCTGATCGTGGGACTGTCGGGCTACGCGCGCAGTGGGAAGAACACCGCGGCCGACGCCCTGATTCAGCGAGGCTGGAGGCAGGCAGGCTACGCCGACAAGCTGAAGGAGTTCCTGTACGCAGTGAACCCCTTGATCCCCGGACACTACGGTGCCGGGAGCCTGCGCCTGCGGCAGCTCGTCGACTCGACCGGCTGGGACTACGCGAAGACCGCGTACCCGGAGGTCCGGTCCCTGCTCCAGCGCACGGGCACCGAGGCAGGCCGGCGAGTGCTCGGCGATGACGTGTGGGTGGACGCCCTGTACGCCGACCACAAGGACGCGGCCGGCCTGGTCGTGACCGACGTCCGCTTCCCCAACGAGGCGGAGGCCGTGGCCAAGCGTGGTGGCGTGATGATCCGGGTCGAGAGGCCCGGCGTGGGCCCGACCAAGGACAAGCACGGACGAGCCCACGTGAGTGAGACCGCACTGGATGACTGGCCCTTCGACCACGTGCTGGTCAACGATGGGTCGGTGGACGACCTGCATCGCAAGCTGCACGGCGTCGCCGAACTTGTGCAAGTGTGACGGTGTGATACTGTGACACTCACAAGGCCGGGGGAGCTGGACGAACTCCCTGAAGGTACGACGATCGAGATCCTGGACAAGCGCGGGACCGAGCTCGTCAAGCAGGGCGGTGACTGGTGGAGCACCAGCAAGACCGCCACCCAGAACACCTACGCCTACGTCAACACGCGCCGCTACGGCGCCACCGTGAGAGGAACCGAGCAGTGAGCAAGGCAGCAGAGAACCTGGGGTCGGCCATCCAGGAGATGGAGGCGGCCTTCCGGGCAGCGTTCGTGCACGAGCAGGGCGACATCAAGGACAAGGTCCGCGCACTGATCGAGAAGTACCAGGGCAAGGAGGCCGGCCGCCAGGCCGCGCTCGACAAGCTCGTCGAGGAGGGGGAGTACGAGGGCACGTACGCCTACGACTCGGCCCTGACTGACCAGGAGGGTGACGCGGCGGACGACCTCGCCGGCCTGCTGCGTGAGCTGGGCGAGCTGGTCAAGGCCACCTCTTGAGGATCACCCCACGGGGGTACGAACTGAAGAAGGTGGTGGACATCCTCGAAGACCCCACCTTCGACAGCCCGGAGCAACTGGCCAAGGCCGTGATCAAAGAGGTCGCCGAGATGCTCCAGATGCGGGACCTGGTGGTGATGGTCCACACCTGGGCGGACGGCACCAAGGGCCTGAACTTCGGACCCTTCGGCAACGCGGCCGAGGCGGAAGCCTTCGCCAAGAAGATGAGCTTCGGAGGCACGGGCCGGCTGGTCCCGCTGACGTCCTCCGGGATCATCCTCGCCAACGCCGAGGGCAAGCAGGACGGGTGGCCCGGCTACTGCTGGAACCCTGAGTGCGGACACAGCCCCAACAACCACGCGATCGACGGTGCCTCGCGTGGTAAATGCCATCGAGTGGAGTGTAAGTGTGACCGCTTTATCAAGGACGACCCGAGCATCAAGGCCAAGAAGAAGACGGCGGCACGGAAGTCGAGCGCCGCCAAGGGCGTCAACGAACTGTAGAGGAGATCAGACGTGAGCAACTGCGACTGGAGGAGCTGCCCGTGTGGAGTGAAGCGCGGGTTCCTGACTGAACGAGATGCCGAGAAGGCGCTCGGCCGAGCCCGAGCCAAGCGGAGCCGACAGGGCGAGGCGCGAGGCACCATGCGCGGGCTGAAGGTGGAGTCCCGCTGGTACCAGTGCGACGAGGGTGGCTACCACCTGACGTCCGAGTCCCGCGCGTCGTACGAGAACCGCATCGAAAGCTACAACGAGAACCGCATCACGGGCGGTCTGTTCAAGGAGGTAACGAAGTGAGTGCAGGGTGGGACTGGGTTGCTGAGGGACAGCGCATCGCGGAGGCGACGCGTCAGGCCGGCGAGCTGAACGTCGAGGCCATCAAGGCGGAGTCGATCGTGTTCGAGGAGACGCCGGCCCCGACGACGGGCAGCCGCGGGTTCGTGGACGAGGTCCACGCACTGAAGAACGAGGTCGACATCTGCCGGGCCGGCCACTGCGCCTCGGGGTACGAGGCGGTGCGCCTGGGAGATGAGGTGAAGCGGCTGAGGGCTCAGGTTGCCCGACTCCAGGGCGCGAAGCCGAAGACGGTGGCCGCTCTACACGAGGCCCTGTCTCACCTCGGGGAGGGTGTGTAAGTGTCGCTTCCCATCGGACCGCTTGACCCGGTCACGCCCGACGACGTGCTCATCGTCTACGGGTTCCACCAGGCCCGCCTCTACCCCGAGTTCGACCGCAACAACGTCTACACCCTGCACGGGGTCGCCGCCTTCGGCCGGCTGAACGGACGCCAGCCCAAGCGGGTGTTCCACACCGGCCTCGGCCTGAGTCGGGAGGCAGACCGGCTGAGGCGTGAGCTCGCCGCTCTCGAAGGCAAGTACGGCACGACGGTGCACCACGTGAACGAGCTCTACATGTACGAAGAGGAGATCCCCACCCCGTGACCACCATCCAGACCCGCGGTGACGTCACCGTCGAGCTCGTCAAGCACAGCGCGACCGACTCTGACGTAGCCACCGCGGCCCGAGTCTCCACCATCGGAGGCAACCACGAGAACGTCGTCGACCTGACCCGAGACCAGGGCCTGATCAACTACCTGATGCGCGACCGGCACGGCAGCCCCTTCGAGCACACCTCGTTCACCTTCTACGTCGAGGCCCCGCTGTTCGTGGCCCGCGAGCACATGCGTCACCGCGCCGGCCACTCGTACAACGAGGAGAGCGGACGCTAC